GTCTAGTTCTGTGCCACGTACATAACCACGTAGTGTATATCTAATGGTGCCCATTCTGCGTCCAACACCACCAATGCCCATGGTAATAGTTTCACGTTCTTCTGTTTGAACTTGAACATGAACTGCTGGAAATTGTGTAATGGCCAGTTCCTGAGCAGCAAAAGGCTCACGGGTAACTAAAGCCAAAGCGGGATATTCTAACGATTGTAGAACATCCACAATGTTTTTTGCCACTTGATCTCTAATGCTCATCGCACCAACCTTAGACCTTTAAGGCTTTGTTTTTCTGAGTCAGTGACAGTGTTGTTGTTGTCTATGTCATATTCAACGCCTAGACGTAGGCATAGATCCATTTCATGTTCAAAGCGTTGACTGTAATATTGAATCATCACTTGAAACTTGTCTGGCTCAGCGCCACTGAATTGTGTGAGTTTAGGACAGATGTGATAGGCCAAGGCATGGTACACTGTGCTTTGTGTCCATTGACTTTCTGTTAGTAAGGCGGCGTTAAATGTGCTATTGCCATTTGAACTTTTGTATGATTGAAACCAACGTACTTGTAGTATACGATTGACTTCTACTTCGCTGCGAGCAAGCTCAGCATCCCAGTCTAATACTCCATACTCCGTAATAGTGGGTTCAACCTGTAAGAGGTTGGTAATTGTTGCGTAGGCCATAGGTCCTTCCTAAATTGTATGTGAGTCCTTCTCACAGTGTATTTACCTGGGTTGTTTCTAGACCACTAGATAACAGTCAAAAAGAAAGGGATAACCTTTTGGGCTATCCCTTGTAAAGAGTAGTTAAATGTCAATAAAACTACTAAAAACTATCTATCACAGAATGCTAGAGTCAAACTTCAATGCGCGACCTAAGCTGTCTTGTAATTCGCCAACGCCATAATGGCAGCTAGCAACAACTTCAGTGCTCAAGTAGTCAATACGACGAGCTGTTTCAATTTGAACATCACCAATCATAGCAAGACCCAAAGCGTCTCTGTGGAACACAGCACCTGGATAATCACCAGCGTTGGTCACGTTGGCAATGTTGCTGGTCTCATAAACTGGAATACCAGCTAACTTCATTACAAAGCCTTCACGCATTGCTTCGTTACCAACTTCACTGTAAGCACCCATAGAGAACGCAGCAGTTGAACCACCTAAGGTCAAAGCAGCCTTCAAGTCATAGGCAATTTCAGGATGTAGAACACATACCATACCTTCAATGCTTACACCAGCGGCACGTAGTTTAGCAACACTGTTGAAGATGCTAGCAGCAGTGATTTGACCAGTGTAGTCACCTACACCAGCTGAGAAGCCAGCGAACAATGCTGTCAAGTCAGTATCAATCTTGCGAGCAATACCTTCTCCAAACAAACGTCCCAAGTCAGCAACTACATTGCTGGCACTACCAGCAACTGACAAGTCAGATACCATGGTACGGATTGCGTTTGTGGCCACTGTCAATGTAACACCGCTAGTAGAAACTTCAGTGTTAGAGATCAAGTCACCTTCTGTGATTGTTGCTGCTGAGATCTGTGGGTAAATTGGCACAGTCACTGTCTTACCTTGGCCAGGACCAAGTGTATAATTTTTAACGAGTCCACGCATGATACTGCGCTCGTTTGCTACGAACATTGCTTCAGCAACAATGCTAGGTAACAGGTCATTTAGAGTTGTAGTTGTACTTCCAGCCATAATATTTCTCCTTGATTAATTAGGCAAATCCGTTAGTCTTGCGATACTCCGCATAGATCTTACGGTGCTCTGGTTTGGTCATATCCAGAGAACTTATATCTAACTTGCTGCTTTTGCCTGAATTAACTGAGTTTTGGCTCATGGTAGTTGCGGGTGTAGCCTGAACAAAATGTGGATTCTTATCTAAGAATTCCTTTACTAAGTCTTGAGTGGTAAAGGCTGTGCCCTTATCACTGTAACGAACTTGTCCTGACTCATCTATCACTTCTACATCACCATTGTTAAGTCTAATATTATTTCTTAACAATGATTTTACCTGCTCTGGATTCACGCTTTTGAATTGACTCGCGGCTTGAATTAAGGGCATCTCAATTTTAAATTCCGTAATCATATGATCACGTCTGGCTATTTCAGCATCCTTTTTGTCAGCAAGTTCTTTGAGGATCTTTTCAAATTCCCCTTTTTTCACACTTTCTTCATGACGTCGCTTTTCAGCTTCTGTTTTGAGTTGGCGGAGTTCATCAATATCACCCAGTTCAGAGAATTGCTTCTCATACTTTTTAGCAATGCTGTTTTTCAAGCCTGCCATGTGTCTATCAAATTCTTCCTGTGTGTAAGTCTTTGCTGTATTTGCCTGATTCACGTCTGTAGCATCAGTGGCTAGATTATCTTTTGAACCTATGTCTTGGTCGCTCATAGTTAGCACCTTCCTTTGAAGTAATTGTATTGTTATTTACCAATGCTGTTGATAAACAGCATGATTATGGTATTATCGTCTTGGTGGACGTTTGTCTTTGTTCTTTTTAGTTCTCATACCTCTAACAGGTAATGGGCTATGTTCTTCTTGGTTCATAATAACTCCTTAGTTGTTATTTCTTGCTGCTTGTGCTGCTGCTTGTGCTATGTCTTCCACAGTGACACCTGGGATAGCTGCCATGATTTCACTGTTGGTCATACCACTCATCAGCATTTCTTGAATTTGTGCCATGACCGCTTGATCAGGCAACACTTCATCTTCTTCCATTGGCTCCCACTTGGCACACCAGAACACAGCGCGAACTGGAGCATCAAACTTGGTACAATAGAGTTCACCTGGCTTGTAGTATTCACAGTTGGCACAGTTTTGTCCCTCTGGGACTTCAGCGTTACTTGCTGGCTGATAGGCCGCAGGCAAGTTGCTGTTGATCACTTCGCCATCAGGATACAGTCTGCCAGGTTGTGGATTAGGGTCAATGAATGGTCAACGTTCTTTTTCTTCGCCCAACATTTCAACTAACTGTTCGTCAATGATGCGTAGCACTACTGGATCTGTGGCCGCGCTCTTGGACTTGACCAAACGATCCACATCAGCATCAAGATCCTGAATGTTGAAGCTGCCTGGATATTCAATCTCTCCATCCCATGTGACACCTTGATACATGGCATAGAACTGCCACATTTGTTCTTCTGCCAATTCAAGAGCATCCGCAAATTCACTCAGTTTGGCATTTAATAATTCAAACTCAGTACGCATGGCCACCCCACTGCTGATACGACTTTCAGTGGCACGAATAGCACCTGTATTGGCCATCTTGTCAATGCTGCTGACACGGGCAGCAATACTGGCATAGATGGCACTTAGGCCATTACCACCTGGCTCTAACAAGTAAGGTTTAAGACCTGGATCTAGTCCATCAGGCATTTGTATCACAGCACCTGCTCCAGCTGACGCTTCTACATCAGCAGTCTTAACCAGTGCTGGGTGATTTTGTAAACGCACTAACTGTTCAATCTCACTGTATTCATTGAATATGGCCTTTTGTTGATCCGCAATATCCGCAATTGAACTGATACCAATTCCACGAATAGGACTACGACCAGCATAGACCTGTACAGCAGGAATTACACCTAGTCCGTTGACTTCTTCAATTTGTTCAATTACCTTGGTTTCTTTTTCATCAACCACAGTGGTAATAATTAGGTCGCGTGTCCATTCTTTGTAGGTCACTAGATTGTCGCTGACTTCTTCAATGTATTTGAGATAGTTCAGTTGATAACGACCAGTGACACTGCGACTCCATGTCCAATCAACTACCATAAGTGGGCTAATGATATTCAAGTAGGGACGAACACCAACTAAGATTTCATCTGCCTTGGTAACAGCACCCACATTGGGCTTGGTCATAATGATCCAGCTGTGTCCAAACACATTACTCCATATGGCAGCTTCTTTCATAACAGCATCAAGACTGCGACCTTCTAGGTCAGCATCTTCCATGAAGTCCTCTAACATGGCTTCATATTCCATACTGCCCATGTCACGATCTGGCTCTTCACGAAATAAGAAACTAACATAGCAACTGATTACACTCTTACAGTGATTGTCAAGTGGGGTAGCATCTAGTCTTGCTTGATACTCTTTGTCTGTTTCCATTTGGTAACGTGTTAGGTGACCAGCTTGACGATATTCCTCGCCGCCCATATAACTTTCAAGATAGAACTGATATCTTTTCTTGTACTGATTATACAAGGTATTGGTGCTAGTGACATTCAAATATTGTTCTAGACTGGGTTGATTATTTGGTAAACTCATTTTTATTCCTTATTATGCCACTTGATGTCCCCAACGACGAGGTTGAGCAATTGAACTAGTATCTCTTTCTATTCCATACAGCCACGATACAGCATATCTTAAAGCATCTGCCATGTGATCGTAACCACTGTCTTTGTCTGGCACACTGGTACCCTCTTTGTAGGTATAGCGTTCAAACATTTCTATAGTGGCCTTACACTTGGGATCAACAAACAGATTGATTTGTTTTTTGACATTGAGCAAGCGACTGTTCACAATGTTCAATCCGTCTCTGACTGCTTCGTGTCTATGTGGAGCTTTGACGATGAAACCAGCATTTTGGAGCTGGATGAAGTCAGTAGAGCCGCCAGCACTGGTCTTTCTTTGGCGACTTGCTGGATCTGGCATTGCCCAGATTTTATTGAATGGGTATCTGCTACGAATTTCTTCCACGAGCTCCTGGGTGTTACTAGAATACATACGGATTTCGTCAATGACATGAACCAGTTCTCCTTTTTGAGCAAGTATTACACAGGTCATTGGATCAATGTTGAAGTCAATGCCCAAATACAGTGTGCTGGGTACAGGTTCTGTCCACACCTTGACATGTGTCTTACGGTCAAAATTATAAAAACAACGACCACTGTAGGTTTCAAATGTGGCCAAAAACTCTTGATTGAACTGCTTTTCGTTCATGTCTCTCTTGGCAGCTTCAATTTCTTCCTCTGGGACATTACCTCCATCAATAGTGGTATAGGTAAAACTTTTCCAGTTTTTTGGATCTTCTATTTCTTTTTGGTAAAGATCATGTGCCCAGTTTAGACCTTTGGGAGTGCCAATAAACAGGGCCTTGCCCTGCTTGTCAGCTAGAGTAGGACGCAGTGTTTCATACCATGCTTCTGGATCTATGTCAGCAAATTCGTCCATGACCAAAAAGTCAAGCCCAATTCCACGTAGGCTGTCATGGTTGTCAGCACCTTTGAGACTGATAGTTGATCCGTTCTTTAACAACAAGGTAAGTTCACTTTCATTGACTTTCTTGACCCACTTTAAATCTTCCAGTTTGCGTTTTAATTTTTTCCAAGCGATCATTTTGGCAGCACGATAACTGGGAGCCACGTACCAAACTTCCCTGTTGGGTTCTTTGGCATAGTAGCACAGTTGACGTATGGCCAAGTGTGTTTTGCCAAAGCGGCGTCCGCACACAGCCACACAAAATCTTTGCGGGCTGTCTACTATTGCCTGTTGTGCTGGGCTCAGTGCCATTTATAGATATCTCTCTTCTACTTTGATACGGAATCGTCTGCTGTCTATGAGACCGTTTGTGGTTACAATACGGCAGGTCACTGTGTAAATTTCACCATCTGTACCACGATCAATGGTGGCATAACTCTTGGTTGTGGTAACTCCTGCGCCCTGCGCTCTCAGTGCTGTGCCTGCTGGGTCACCTGTAATGGCAGTGATAGTCCAAGTGGTTGAACTTAGGGTGTCGCCACCATAAAGCCAATCAGTCCAATCTACTGAATAGATTAAGACTGCTCCAGGATCCTTTTGTATCCAGCTGCCAATATGGTCCTGTTTGAACCCTGTTAATTGCGTCATTGAACTCTCCTTGATCCCACTGTAGGACTAAATGGTATGCGCCATATACTGGTCTCAGTGGGTACTATAATTGTTGTTGTGTCTATTAGTACAGTATTTACGCGGCTTTCGCTATCCACGGTTAAAATAGCAGTTTCTTGCGAGATCTTCTTGATATTAGTTTCACGCTGTACCACTAACTGATAATAGGGATCCAGTGTGACCTTGGTGCCAATGGCAATCAAAAAGTCCAAGGCTGACATTGCGCTGCTACCAGGACGTATTCTACTATTCAAAGTATTGACTGTCATGGTACTGGTACTGGTGGCATTGACGATGGCCAACTTGCCAGCAACCGCATTGGCTACAATCTCAGCTTGACTTGTCAACACTGCGCCATTGACAAAGTCTACTCTTGCCTGCGTTGTCATTGTGACCACAACAGGCATTTGATTATTCAAACTGCCACTAAACGCAATAGGAGCAGCCACAGTGGTGGCCTGTGCTACCAGTGCGGCACTGTATTCTCTTGGCTGTGGTTGTTTTAAGAATGCTGCTGAAACACTGGCTGTACTGTTTAAGAATATAGGAACAACAGTGGTTTTAACAGCATCTACTGTTAACGATGCTGTGGTTGCTATTGATACCAGTGTGCGTCCAGTCTTAGCAGCCGCAGTTAATTCTGTGAATATTGCTTCAGTGGCTACCGCACTGGTTTTTATGCGTAGTATGGTGGCTGTTTGTGTGGCCACTGCTGTTAATGTGTCAGTGATGCCTCTGAATCTCTTAGCTGTGGCAGTTAAACTAGCAACAGAAGTCAATGCTGCTTGAGATACCAAAACTCTTTGTGCTTGAGCAGTTGTTGTGGCTGTGCTGGTCAATGCTCTAGACACACGAGCAGTTTTAACAGCATTAGTTGTTTGTGTGAATGATGCCGCAATAATAGGCGTAATAGGACCAAATTGTCTTATGGCACTAGTTGACTGCGTAAAGGTTGTGGTCAATGTGGCACTGGCACCTACAATCTTTCTAGCCACAGTGCTTTGTGTGGCTTGACTGGTTAACTGTGCTGAACCATCTTTGATGTAGCCATAAAGCACACGATTGGTAGCTGTGTAATCCCATGTTGGGCTTGGTGTAGCCTTGTCCAGGAGTGTGCGCCATGGTAACCAAACATCTGCTTGATAATTGCCAGGAGTCAATCCTTGAGCAATAAAAGTTTGATAGCCTGCGTTGTAAAATTCTGTTGCTGGAGGTTGTGTGCTGTTGGGAGCGCCTAGGTTTTTAACCCACACTTGATCCAAGATTAAACTAACACTATTGGTATTGGCACCCCACTTGCCACCATCTACAACACCAAGACTTGATGTAGTGTATGCTGGAGCAGTGTAATCATTGCCATTGGCAGTAGGACCCAATTGAGTACTGGTACTAGTACGTGTTTCAGTGACTTCACTACCATTAATTTGCCATTGACCCCATTGAGGTGTGATATCAAATGCGTATTCTGGATAGGGCGCATCACCACCTGTGCTAGTCCAACTTTGAACTATGCCAGGAGCAAGACGACCATTGACATTGACCCATTCGCGTATGGTGTTCCAATCACCAATAGGCACTGTAATGGCAGCAGTGCGACGATATTTTACATAATCTGTAAAGCCAGGTTTCCACCAGTAGTCAAAAGAGGGGCTTTGAACAACCAATTGATATGTGCCTGAGGCATTTTCAAGATTGATGTAATTGCCGCCGTCAGTGCTGGTGTAAACACGAACACTGGATCCGCTGGTTAACTCAGTGTCTAGTTTAATCCAGAAGTTGACATGTGCGCCTGTGCTTAACCAATAGTCAATCTGTTCAGGCGCATCTGAGTTATCTACAGTATTTTTAGTAACAACTGTGCCACCTGTGCTGGTGATGAATCCACTGGTATTGCCTGCGCCATAGATCAACTGTAAGTATGGATCATCAATTGTGGCACTCAATGTGCTTGTGGCAGTTAAGTAGGCTTCATTAGTGGTAACAAGTCCTTCAGCAAGAATAAATCCTTGACAAGTTAAAGTGGCTGCTAACTGTTTGATCTTTACTGTGCTAGCACTCAATGATGCTGTGCTGGTTAATGCTGCTGTGAGAGCTGTAGCACGAATAGCAACAGCTGATAAAGTGGCTGCGCTGGTTAAAGCGGCTGCTCCTGATTCAACAACAGCTTGACTCTGATCATACCAAGAGCCATTCCAGTTCATTAACAGTTTGGTATAAGCTGTAGGAACAGTTGTGTCTGCTGTGGGCACTGTTGACGTGCTGGTGTCTACGCCTATCTCTATGTGTAAACCATCAATGTAGCCAACAGCACTGCCATTGCCGCTGCCATTGTCACCTATGTAGAGTGTTTTATTGCTGGTGCCGCTTGAGTAATCATTGGATAGATCAGTGACATCCACTGTGCCATTAACAGCGATGCGTAATTCACCTCTATTGCCACTGGTCCATGCTCTGGTGACCACAACCCAGTTCCAATCATTCAGTGTTAGAACCAAGGTAGCAGTGGTAGTTTCACCTGTAGTACCATCACTTATTCTAAATCTAATATCTCTACTACCACTTCTTTGAACAAACCAACCTTCATCAGTGCTGTTATCATAGGCGCTGACAATGTCATCAAAGGTGCCTGAAGTATTGGCTGTGGGATAGTACCAAAATGCTATGCTAAAACGGCCTTCTTCACCAATGCTTTGTGTGGCACTGGCTGCGCTGGGTATATTGAATTTGCTGTGTGCTGTTGCGGTGTATGCGCCGCTGGTGCTGTCTGGTAAAAATAAACTGTGTGAACCAAAATGTGTTTGGCTCGTGTTGATTAAGGCCTGTCCTGTTGCGTAGAATGGTGTAGGACTTGTAGAGATGTAGCTCTCATATTCAGTTGCTGTAACAGATTGACTCACCGTAGAGGTGAGAGTGGCACTAGCCAGCTGTAGAACATCTGCTTGTAAACTGAGATTAACAATGGTTGACAGTGTTACATCAACTTTACCAACAATGACACCAGTCACTGACATTGTGGCCACACTGTCTAGCACAGCAAATGAGTTCTTCAGTATGCCCACAGTGATCACTGGGCTAAATGCTCCAGTAATTGTAATTGAGTTGTCTGTTATCTTGCCCACTAAGGCAGTTTGACTCGCAGTGCTCTCTAAGAGAACAGTGACATCTTTAACTTTGTCAGCCACACAGTCTAGAGTAAAAGTGGCTTGATCTACAGTGGGAATGGCCACAGCATCAGCCGTGTAGACAAAGTACCCGTCTGGTGTGTAGTAGTCATCATCAATGTAGTATAGATCTGCCATTAGAATCTCTGTTAATAATTATTTCAGCAAGTATTGAGCTACTATGCCCGCAGCAGTGGCAATGCCAATTACATACCAACGCCAATTTTCCAAACTGGTGATGCGAACATTCTGCTCTTTGTGGGAGTTGTTTTCATCATCGCGCAATGATTGAATTTGAAATAAAATCAATTCACGTGTTTTGTGTAAGCAGGCATGAACTTCTTTTATGTCATGCCTAACTTCATCAAGTTTCGTACTGATGGCATCTACTTGTGTTTCCAGCACAGCAACTCTTGAGTTTAGTGTTTCTTTCATTATGCTAGATACCTTATGATTACAATGCCACTGCCGCCATTTTTACCATTAAATGATGAGCCAGCAGCTTGGTTGGCTCCGCCTCCACCGCCACCACCTGTATTGGCAGTGCCCGCAGTTCCAGCGACTTCCCAAGTTGATCCACGTCCGCCACCACCTGCGCCACCTTGACCAAAACTGTTAGCACCAGAGTTATAGCCTTTACCGCCACCGCCGCCATATGTCACAGCACTTGAAGTAAAACTTACACTTAGGCCATCACGTCCATTGGCAGTGCCTGGTACAGCACTATTGGCAGCACTGCCACCGCCTCCTGCTGCTCCACTTGTAGAAACTGTACCACCATCTCCAGCGAGACTTCTCAATGCTCCACTAGTTTGACCGCTTGATCCGCCACTGCCGCCACCTTGTGCGGTATAAGTTAGGCCAGTTGAATCTCCACCATTTGTGCCTTGAATACTAGTTGTTGAAGTGGCTACACCACCAGCACCAACTACAATACTGTAAGTTTGAGCAGTAACTGTGACAGCAGTTTGTGTTCGTGCTTCACCACCTCCACCACCACCTCCAGGAGTAGCATCACTGGCACTACTACCACCACTACCGCCGCCACCAACTAGAAGAATATCAACTGATCCGCCTGTGCTTACTACAAAATTACCTGATGCGGTAAAAGTATGAACTTTGTAACTGACACCACCTATTGTTTGAGTGGTTACGGTTCCACCTGTGGCCACAGGATTGCCACCACCACCGCCAGGGGCATTGCCACCACCAGCTGCCACAGCTCTAACAGCACTACGACCAAATGCGGTTGGCATTATGCGTAGCCCTTGCTTAAACTGGCCCAGTAGTTGGTGCCATCATAGGTCACACTCAGTATATCTACTGCGTTAGCTGCTGTGCTCAGTGTCTTACTGGCACCAGCAAACTTCATAGTTGAAGTTAGTGTGTATGGACCACCACTTGCTGGCTGAGTAATAATCATGGTAATTGTTTCACCAGCAATAGGTGTGCTAAATGCGTTGAAAGTTATGTTGCCTGTTAGTGTGATTGACTGTATGGTGCCAAGAGCAGCATCAGGAGTGATGGTGCCAGTAGTTGAGCCAGCAGTGTAAACATATTCAATAGGCACAATGTTGGTCACTACAGTTTTGCCTGTGCCGTTTGGCGTAACAGTGATGTCAGCATTACTACCTTGCGTGATCACAATACTGCCACTATTGGTTCCACTGTTGGTGTTGATTGTCAAATTACCAGTGCCATTAGTTGTCAGTGTATAGGCTGTATTGGTGTTGCCCCAAACAGTTGTGCCTGAACCAATCGTAGCATAACTTACTGTAGTTGTAAATCCATCTGGGCTACCACGCAATTCAAATGAAGGATTAGTGCTAGGACCAGCATAACGACCAATCCAACGACCAAACGTTCTATTAACAGCGGCACTATCACGCACACTAAACGAATAGACAGCAGGCTCATCAGTCATGGCTGCTATGAGAATATCAGTGCGTTGTTTTTGTGCTGTGATACTATGTCTCTGATCACTAGCACTGGCTGTGGCCTGATGGCGGCCTGTAACAGCACTATTGTTGTCGCCAAAACTGCCAATAATAATTTGAGGACTTAATGACGCAATAACACCTGTGCCATTACAGGCCAGGGTCATTTGACCATTAACACCTTGAGCAATGGTAATTGATCCAGTATTAGTGCCATTGTTGGTGCTTAATGTAAGATTACCAGTGCCAAATGTAGTAATGTTGGCAGTGGTATTCTGATCACCAATACGTAATGTGTCAGCAACTACAAATACGTCACCAGTTCCATTAGGTTCTAGTGTGATGTTGCCGTTGGCTCCACTGTTGATAGCAATGTAACCAGTGGTGCTGTTGTTGTTTGTGGATATACGCAGGCCACCACTACCATTGGTAGTAAGAACGGCTTCACTACCACTGTCACCAATACGCACAGTGTCAGCATCTAATCTGATATCACCAGTGCCATCTGTAGTAATTGTCACGTGTCCGTTGGTAGTGCCGTCTACCAACACACTGGCATTGCCACTCACCAAGGTAAAATTGGTTTGTCCGCTTAGAACACCTGCGCCACTAAAGTTAATTTGGTTATCACCAGCACTAATTTCTACATATTGTGCGCCGCTGACACTACGCACCTTAAAGGCGTCGCCACCTATCACAGCATCACTGGTCACTTGAATGCCGCCTGTCATGTTGACATACTTGTTAAAGTTCCAACTGTCAGTAGCACTGGCATAAGTGATTGTGGCTGCTGTTGTAGGACCTTCAAGTGTGATACCACCACCGTTGGCAGCAGCCGCATTAGCAGCACCTTTGGCTATGGTAATGTTGATGTCATCTACATCCAGTGTAGTTGAGTTGACAGTTGTGGTTGTACCATCTATTTGTAAGTCACCACTAATAACAACCTTGCCAGTGCCATTGGGAGCAAGTGTAATATTGCCATTAACTCCATCAGCAATAGTAATGCTGCCACTGTTGGTACCACTGTGAGTATCTAGTGTAAGATCACCTGTGCCTTTGGTAGTGATCTTGGCATTGGTGTTGTTGATACCCACACGAGTTTCACTAGTTTCAAAATGAACTTTACCTGTACCTGAGGGCACTACAGTGATGTCATTGTCTAATCCATCCTGGATGGTGATCACACCGCTGTTGGTGCCGCCATTAGTGCTTAGGATTAAATCACCTGTGCCATTGGTAGTAATTGTGGCGTTGGCATTTGAATCACCTACACGCACAGTGTCTGCTGACAGCAAGACATCGCCAGTACCATTAGGTGCTAGCTCAATTGCGCCATTGGTAGTGCTAGTTGTAATAATATTAGCTTGAACGTCAAGATTGCCGCCCAGCTGTGGAGTTGTATCTTCAACAATGTTCTGAAGTTTATCGTTGTTTAAGTTGGTGAAGTTGGCATCACCCTCAGTCCATGTAAGGGCTGAACCTTTACCCGCTCTTGTAACTATTGTTGACATTGTGTCTCCTTGAATGTAAAAGAGGGCTAGGCTGTAACACCTGCCCCCGTGCCTGCTATTAGGCTAGACTAACTGTTAAGTTACCTGAAGTCACTTGGAATGTGTCTCCAGTTTCAATAGTCTTACTAGTTGTAACAGCACCCCAGAATAATACGTTGCCTGCTCCAGCAGTTGCGCCGTCCATGACTGCCACGTGAGTGATAGTGCCCCAGTTGGCTGTGGCTGCGTCAAAAGTCACTGTGGCATCAGTACTACTAGTACCGCTTGAAGCTGCGCCAAAGCTCAAAACCTTGCGAGCGTAAGCACTGCCACTAGTTGAAACTTCATCAGTTAGAGTACCTGCTTCCAAGTTGGTTGCGGCATTGCCTGATGTATTAATGAATAATGCCAAGTACAAACTTGTACCTGGTGTTGTGTATGCTGTGTTATTTAAAACGTGATCTAAGAGTTTATTCTCTAAGTAATTACTTGCTGCTGACATGTAAATGTCTCCTTATATAAGTTTGTTGGATTGCGAGTCGCATGTGTATTTAACAAGCACTGAGCAAACCGCCTAGTAAATGCCATTATTGGAACAAGGGAATGTAATAATAGCTGCCTCCAATGTCTACTTTGAGCCATGAAACTGGTGTCATCAGCATGTCTTCATAATAGCCATTTTCAAATGTTGTGGGTGTACCTGATGTTGCTGCCACTGCTACAGGACCATTTAGGTTGATAATACCAGTGCCGCTGGGTGTCATTGACACATTGCCAGCTGTGCTACTAGCTTGTACAGTGATTTGTGCGCCAGTATTGCTGTTGGGTCTAATGGTAATGCCACCAGTACCAGGTGTTGTGATCAGGCTACTGCTAGAACCTGTGCTTATGTTAACAGTGGTTGCTTCCAACTTGATCTGCCCACTGCCATCTGGGTTTAGTACAATGTTGCCATTGGCTCCTGTTTCCACAGTGACAGTGCCCACATAACTGGCACCAGGAGTAGTATCCAGCACACCCAATACAAGATCTTCACCTTCTAGAGCAAGTACTTGTGCTGCTGCTGTGCTGCCCACACGCACAGTATCACTTTTCAAGAAGATATCGCTAACACCTGTGGCTTCAATGACAATATCGCCCGTGTCATTGGTAATTTTAAAATCGTTTAGATCTAAGTTACCGCCCAATTGTGGTGTAGTATCACTGATTAATTCGCCGCCACCTGTGCTGGCAAATGTGATAGTGTCAGTGGTGGCATTAGTGGTTATGGTGATATTGCTGCCAGCCACTAGAGTAAGAGTATCGCTGGCTGCGTCCGCACTTACTGTGCTTTGTCCACTGACAGCAATATTCTGAAATATGTTTTGACTTTCTGTTGTGCTTAAGGTCACAGTCTTGGCAGTGTTGTCACCTGACAGCACAATGCCTGTGCCTGCTACCAATGTGATCGTGCCGTTTAGATCACTCACAACACTAGTTCCGCCAGTGCCTGCTTGTAAAGTCACAGTGGCATCACGAAGATTCTGAAAGTTAGTGTCTAATTCACTATAGGTAAGAGGCGTACCTTTGACTTGTCTCTTCGTGATTGCTGGCTTGGTCATTTAGGATCCTTTTGATTATTTAATACCAAGGCCAATAAGTCACGTCGTAATAGCACAATTTGTTCATTTATGAGATTCTGTTGCTGTATCAAGAGATCTATTACTGCTTGATCTTGAGCTGCTCTTGTCTGTAGCTGTATCATGCTGGCATGTAGTGTGGTCAACACTTCCCATGGGTCAAATTCGTGAAACTTATTCATCTTGTTTGCTCTTGTAGGGACCACGTGTTTCGCCACGACGTTTAATGCCCTGTCTGCGATATTGTTCCAGTCTTGTGATCAATTCGCAGTTCTTTAGGCTCCATGGCTTGTCACCGTCTTTGCGTGTCAGTGCTAGATCATAGTTGCCACGGCCACGGCTGTGCCAAGCATCACCCTCCCATATTGATTGCCAAGCAGGCCAATCAAGTTCATATGCTTCGCCACGATAAGCGGCCTGTGCCTTGTGTTTAAGCCAAGCATAATACTTCTGATGATCAAGGTAATTAGGCCCACTCTTCCAATGTTGTGGATGATGTCTAACGGGTCCAAGAGGTGCGTAGGTGTTTGCTGCCATAAAGATATTTATGCCTCGTCTTCTAGTTCGTCTTGATCAAGATCCTCATACACTGGCTCACCCTTGCTGCCGCGTGTTTTACGCTGTCCCATATTGGTCAAGGTCAGGGTCAGCAGTTGTTCATCTGTGTACCATGAAGGCATGCCATCAGGAGTGACATCCAGTAGAGTCATACTGGGATTCTGTAGTAGCAAGTCTTTGACCTTGCTGAGTTGTGTAAAGTCCTGCCATGTGATGTCATCGCTTACTGGTAAGTCTAGACTTTCTTCCAGCATGATGCCAGAGTCATTTATTAGTGTTAAGTGGTATCTCATTTAATCTTTGTTGCCATTTGGTTAGTTCTTGTTTAGCATCCTTGTATCCCTCACGATACTTTTGGCAGATGCTCTTGTAATATTCTATATTACATTCAATTGCTCTTTTGCTTAACGTGGGTTTGGGATCAATCATCGTGTTCTGCTCACTTGGTTAAATGTTGTTGTTGAGCCGTTGCTTATCAGTTGAAAACTGCCTCTGTTGGTGTGTATGGTACTGGCACGGATGCCATGCCCACCTGGAGTAGAGGTTGAGCCCGTGTAGCTGGCGCTGCGGCCTATATTTTGTTGTTCAAACACTAGGCTATCAGTGTGAGTGCCAGCACAGCCCGTTAGGGCTATGGCCATTGTGATTAAGATTAGTTTTGCCATTTTGAACCTTTCAAGTTCTGTTGTTGATGTGTTTATTATATATTTAAGTCAATACATAGTCAACACCTTTTGAGCAGACGGGGCTTATTCTTCTTCACTCCATGGTAAAGGAGCGTTGGCATCATTATTTTGATTTGGTGTATCACTCATTCCTAACAAATTCTTAGCCAAAAAGATTTGTAGAGCAGCGTTGCCGCCTAGAGCATTTTTAATCATGGCACGTCTAAGAGTGTGCTTAAGGTCCTCGCGGCCTTTTTGTATTATATCAGTAAAATTATAACGTAGAGTGTCATCATTGATATCAAACCAACGAGCAATTTCTCTATCATCACAACCAATAGCGGCCAGTTTGTAAACATCTTGAGGACTGACAACTTTACGGCGCAAACCGCGGCCAACTTCAAAACCCAAGACCTCCACAGCTACCAATCGTTTGGGCTTTGGGCCAGTCTTTGAATCAGGCTGCGCTTGAGGTTCTTGATAGGCTATTACATCATACTCACTCAAGGGTAAGTCTGGTAAATCTTCATGGTCAAAGCCATCAATATCTATATCATTGTTCATAACAATATTTAAGTGCTGCCAGCGAAATTTGGTTGTTTATTGAGTTTTTAGTGAGAACCGCAATACTATAATGCTTGTGTGTGTGCTGTGTATTACAAGAGCAAATAGATCCTACATATCTCTCACATGTCAGCATCATTGTCCTCATATATTGTCCACTCAATTCTTATATCAAATCCAGTATTAATTCTCACACATCTCGTCAGTTCCATGATGTCTATTGCTTTGTCACAAGTCCAGCCATCATGAACAAAGAAGTGTTTAGTTCTTTGTCGTTTCAAGTACTTCTTGATGACATCTGTCACTTGTTGTTCTAACTGATTGTATACTCGCATCTTCTTCTTGTCCATTCGTTCTCCTGGATTCAACATCATGCTGGGACGAATGGCACTCCATACTGTTTTGAGTTCTTGTTTGTATTGCTGGATATCTGTGTGATTATTGATCTCTTTGATCATAAGTGAGTTGTAGTTGACTTCCGCATATATCTGATTACCTACCCATGCTTGAACACGACCTCCATTGAGAATCTTGGCCAAGATGCTTTTGATCTGTGTGGTACTTAAACCCAAGTCCTGACTTAGCTGTTGTCTGAATTGACTTCTATCTTGTATGATTTGATCCAGCAAGGGTGTTGCTTTTGCTAGGCCTAATTGACGACTGTGTTGTAATAACAGTGTTAGAGCACAGCATTCAATGTCGTATTCATAGCGCATTTTGTAACGACTTAGTAGACTGCGTCTTTGTCGCTTGGGCAAATTTTGTAATCTGTGATAACTTCTGTGGCTTTTTGTCACATATTCAAATGAACCCTCTGTGAGTTCTTGATGTTCTTGTTCAGTAATCAATTCAGTGACTTTTTTAGTGCCAATGCCCAATATAGTTTTTAGTGCCGCAAGATTTTGTGTGTTGCGCCTATATCTTTGACACACATGTGCCTGTATGTCATAGTGCTTGTCCACACAGATCAACAGGCTGTCTTTGAGATATCTTGCCAAGGGTCTGCCAATGAATCCAAAATGTTTGGTGATTTGGCTTTGTGCTATGGGATAGCTTTTGTCTCCCTGTATCCAGCGGTCAATGAATTCAATGGCGCTAACACATCTTTTACGCACACGTGGATCTGTAAAGTTTGGCTTGTAGGTCATGGCGTTAACGACCTAACTTGGGTTGTCTATAAACTAGTTCTTCAGCAAACCAAGTGGCAAATGCTCTATCCGTGTAATTTAACACAGCCCATTTGATATATTCAGTGGGCAAGTCTTTGATGTATATGCCTTTATACTTTCCCCAAGGCATTTTGGTATACAAACGTGATTGGTGATCTATTCTCATAGTGTTATTTGATATCCCACAAGCGTTGAAAGATTGTGTCTTCTGGATCACGTGCTTGTCTCACTGCGCTCCAAACTTCTCTCAGTGTCATGCTGAGTCCCCATGCGGTGTGTTTGTATTGTTTGGTGTCTAGTACGCGGGGATGTCCATGGCCCAATCGTTCCAGTGTTTCTGCCGCGTCTTTGATCCATTTGACATGAAATGTTTCAAAATACTCTGGATGGCGTATCAGCAGTTCACCAATGGCCACTATGACCAAGTACCATTCATGATTGTCCCACTTGTGTAGATAGCCCTGCCATAATCTCTCATCATCGCGTTGTATACAACCTTCTGCTTGAAAGATTGCTTCTTGAGTTTCAGCAAAACTTTGCCAAAGGTCAAGTCCTTGTTCAATATCCGTTGTCATAATAGTTCCTAGTAGGTTAACCGTGCTGTCACAGCGGTATACTATTTATAATACACTAAAAAAAACAGGGTGTCAAATGATTTGAACAAAAAAAAGCCCACCTAAGTGAGCTTTTCCCAGCGCATGACGCTGACCAGTAGATCTATTGGATTGACAGCCTACTAGAGAAATAAAACATATGGGAAACGGAACAAGAACCCCACTGTTGTCTACTGGCAATGTCAGCTAGCAATGGCAATAGCATCACTGACATAATTATTTATTTTTTATTTTTAAAGAGGCTTACAAAGTGATTGGCAATGGCCGTTCCTCTCAAATCAAATTGGCCTGTAGTAGGATCCTGTGTTAGGCCACAGCCACTACAACTTCTACGCCAATGTGGCTGCGGAAAACGATGTAGTGCCTGTGTGATACGCTGATTGACCACCATGCGATCACAATATTCACATGGCCGTTCTTGATAGCGGATCCGTTTGATTTCCAACAGGTGTGTGGGATTGTCCTGTTCACTCAGCAGGTGTTCTTGTCCCTGTCTGAATACCAATTCAGGTTCATGTTCACTGGTGGTGCGTGATTTGCGTAGTTTGAGTTCAGCCAATTCATTTAGGCGTTCACGAAATAGTTTATCTTCCATACCATATTTAAAATATGGCTCTAACTTGTGGCCTAGATGTGGCTAGCCAAGGCATAGGTACTAATGGGCCTATAATTGTGCGAAACACAAAAACAGGCCCAAAAAAGTCTTCTACTTCAAGAGGTTACAAGCGTAGAAAAATTATCTTTGAGTTTAATCAGGTATTGCTGTCAGTGTCACTGTGCTAGTGATAGCGGCTGCTACTGTTTTACTGATGGTGCCTTGATTGAAAGTTAGAACATTCCAATTGCTGTTGGCATACACAGCCAAACAAGGATCTCCACTATCTCCGTCTGTAACATAGACCACATCACCATCTGTGCTATCTGCTAGTAAAAGAACCTGATCTGTTGTTAACTGCTGTAATCTCAACACATCTTCAATTTTAACAACACCTGTTGTAGGAGCCAATGTTAAGTTTTCACTGGGACTGTAAGTGCTGGGCAAACGTGTACTGGCTATTCTTGCTGAGCCATCTAGTACAGCCACTCCACCAGCGCCATTGGCTTCACTCACAATGGTGTTGATGTGCTGTACAGCCAAGAGTAAATCAACTCTTGCCAAACTGGGATCACTGCTGCCACTTGATAAGTTGTCTGTTGTTATTGCTGATGTGGGAAATGTCATAGGTTGTCCTTTTAAATATTTAACGTGCTTGTGGCTTTTTACTGGCTAATGAGGTTATTTCCCTGCATTCGCTGTTGAGGCAATGCTTTGATTTTGACATTGACCACCGCATCACGTGCCAAGCCATCCCAGCCAAATACGCCAATCTTTGGCGCTGTAAAACTTGTGTCTGTTACCATGGCGTGAACCAATTGTGTAGTTGAGATATCTGTTACATAAACATCTGGTGTGTAGGCTGTCACTGCCTCTGGGCTCACAGTCATGTTTACAATACCGCTGATTGTGCGGGGCAATGGCACTGTTCTATTGCCCGCACTGCCTGACAACAAACTGGTGTCAGCACGAACATTGATGTCCACGCTAAAGTCACTGGCACGTATTACCACATTACGCAACACTGTGGGTAAGCCAGTATTGGTGACCTTGATCGCCACATAGACATTTCTACCTGTAAAACTGCCAACTGATGTGGCACCATTGGCTATTGTGGTCACAGTTTCTTCTCCAGCAAACAGTCCACTGTCACTGGTGTAAACGTCATAACTCACAGTGCCTTGTGCGTCTGTTTCAATTCTAAGATTGTAAGGAGTTGTAAATGGAACTTGTACAAGGTCTGAAATCCATACCATAGGATTGGCAGGGTTATTGGGCCATGATGTATATTCAACCCAAGCAGTGCCTGCTAGGTCACTCCAAGTGCCTGTGTTGGTGGGCGTAACTATGCCCAGTTCTGTGTCAAGTTGTCCTGTAATTGCTGGTAATGCCATATCTTGTCCTTATTTCACTGCGGGTGTTGTGGTTGCTGGCGCAAAGGTTGGTGTAGTGCCTCCAGTGGCTGCGTTTGAACCTGCGTTGCCAAAAGCAAATGGTACAATGGTGTTATTGGCCATAAGACTACGACCACCATCCACACCTGTCAATGTGGCACTGCTCTGTGTGGTTGATTCAGATACTACATAAACACCAACTCCGCCTGTAGTGCCACTAGTTTGGCTAACAATCTTTACTGAACTAAAGAAAGATGTAGCCCATATGTTCAATGTGTTACTGGCATTGCGAATAATCATACCAGTTGTCAATGTGCCACTGGCCACTGCGCTAACTGTCATATTGGTACCGCTAATGCTGGCTGTAAAGCTAGCTTCACGTACAGCAAGATTTCTACAGTAGCCCACATCTAGTGTGTTGAATGTGCTGACATCTCTAATGTATCTACCTGTGGTATCAGTGTTAATTGTGGCATCATAGGGCCAAACAATCACGGGCTGACTAGTAAAGCTGGGGTTGCTTAGTTTAGGCATGATTAAACACTTGGTACTGTAGGTAGCGCCACTGCCTCCTGTTCTTACCTGAATCAGGAATTCATGATTGGCAGCAGCAGCACTCAGTCTCATACTGTTGAAGTTTCTGCCAGCGTTTCTACTGAATAGGTTTTTAAAATCACCTGTTGCTCCAGTAAAACTGCTTTTTTCATAGTAGGCATTGAATTCATTAAACTCACTTGGCCCGCGTAGATTAACAGTTATTAGGCCGTTGACCACAGGATGATTTGAGGTATCGCTGGCCAAAATTGTGCCAACAAATTCCCAACGACCTGCGCCACGATACTTGGCAAAAGTTCCAGTGCCATCACTGATGTTGTAGGCACCACCACTGGTCATCAAAGCTTCTCTACGATAGATGTCAATGCCAAAGTAATTTGTGATATGTTCTTTGCTGAACTGTAGTGTGTAATACCATTTGTCATGTCCATTACTGGCTGTGGTACCAGCATCAGTAATACGCCATCCACCGCTAGGTATTTGAACAGTAAATGCTGTGCTGGATTGAACAATGGCAGTGCTGATATTGCCCAATGCTGTGGCAGTCAACATGCGTTGTAAGTTTAAATTGGTAACAGCATTCATACCATTGGTCATTACGCCTCTGCCATACCAACTGTTGGTGGCTTCTTGATTGGTACCTGCTGTGGTTGACACTAGAGGTGTAACAACAATTTCGTATTGCTCACCTGCTATGATAGGCACAGCCAGATTGCCCAGTCTGATGCCAGAGCCATTTACGCTATCTTGAATCAGTTGAGTACTGCTCCATACACTCAGTGTTGAACCTAGCACAACTCTACGATAGCGTATGCGTACACCATTGACATAGGTTGTCTGTTGCGCTGTTAAACTGGTAATCCATAATGTTAACGCTGATAGACTTGTGGTGTAAGTGCTGGTTGAACTGTTGATGTCAAAGTTAAACAAACTAGGATCTTCAACTGTGCCAGGAGGCGCATTTTCCAGCAGAGCAATATTGGTGTTTGCTCTACCTTGTGCTGTACCGCCAGGTTGGGCACTGTCAATTTGAACATAGAAATTAGGGAAGTTATATTCATAACCGCTTTCTGTTCCATCACTCAATTTTAATCTAAACACAAAATCATATCTATCATTGGAGTTAAGTGGACTACCTAATCCCACCGCAGGAGTCATTTGGCTCATTCTAAATGTGGGTGCCGCACTGCCTGGAGTAATTGGACTAGCCCATGAATAGGTAGCTGTTCTGTAATAGGCAAATCCTTGAGGTTTGTAATAGATGTTGATGCCTACTAGACTGTTTGTGGTCACAGGGTTAGAGACTGATACTGCTTCAGGTGTAATGGTCCATGTAACATCTCTTGGATCCATAAATGAACCGCTTGGCTTGTAGGCAGTGCCTGAAATATTAAGTATCTTAGGATCTTTATACACTGTGGCACTGGCAGTGCCCAACTTTGCTCTTGCTGTGTTGGCAGTAGGAGTTGGAAATGTAGGATATGGTTCTTCTATGTTGGTCAGTTTGGTAACACCCAATACAGACAGATAGTTTTGTCCTGTTATGCTGTTGTTGATTGTGCCGCTGGCATAGAAAGCATTTAGTGCCTCTTTGGGTGTAGCACCAGTGTTGGCAGTGTATACCAAAGGAATAATTACATATTCTTTTGTGGTATTGAAATCAGTTGGCACTAAAACTCTAAAGGTTCCTGTGTCAAGAGCAGTGATGTTTAAGAAATCTCTACTGACCTGTGTGCTATAAGCAGCACCAGCAGTCATGGTGATTACACGCAATCCTGCCCATGATCCACGTACTTGTAATGGAGGTGGAGTAAACACAATTTCCATCAACTTGGTAGTGGTGTTGCCTGGGAAACCGTAGACGCCTGTAATGTCTATTGTAATGTTTAAACTATTGTCCACATAACCAGGAGCACTTGGATCTTCCACAATAAAGCCATTAGGCTGAGTGGCAATCCATGTGCTGACAACTTCTTGCGTTGATCCGCCACCGCCACCTGTTCCAAAGAAAGGATCAAATGTCCAATTGCCTAGCCAAAATTCACATGGTACACTGGTTCTTCTATATTGGAAAGTGCTTTCTGTATCATCTACATAGGCATATCTGAAAATAAAGTCAAATCTTTGAACAGCACCTGGATCACTTGGTGGTGCCACTGTGTCAACAGGAATACCAAGGTTAATGGCAGGGCTAGCGTCTGCTGTGCTGAATGTTATGGCAGTGCCTTCCTCATAAGTTGATGGGAAGTTCCAAGTGCTTTTTCTCCAAGCAGTGGCAGCACTTTGTTTGTAGTAGACATTGAGACCTTTGATGTAAAAGTTCTTTTGTGTACCACTCATTGTTTCTTGACGTGTGGTAATACTTAAACGTCTTGGAGTTGAAGGAACACCCCCAGTCAATACTGTAACAGCACTGCCTTGGAAAAAGGCCTGCATGTAGGTATTACGTGCGTTTGGTGCTGGCGTTGTTGGCAATGTCCAACCAGCGCCCACAATCTCAATGATTTCACTAGGATCTTCTGTAGGGCTAACAGCACCAGGATTGAATTGAATAGTACTGGTTCTAGTACTGCGTTCACCTGTTGAATATTTTACACGAGTAACAATCTTGTGTTGATAGCCTGTAACAACTGGTCCAACTCTAATGGTAATCTTAACACCAACACCAGGTACATCAGTGTTGTCTACAACTTTGAAGAATCCATCAGTGACACGTTGATAGTAGACCAACACGCCTGCGTATTGAACATGGTTAGGTTGTAGAAAACTTATTGTGGTAAAAAGATTAACACCTTCATAGCTGTGGCTTAGTTCTGTAATGTTAATCACAGTGTCTAATGCTTGGATAGGCACAGGAGTACCAGGAGTATTGTTGCTACTGGCTGTTAGACTAAAAGTCATTGCTGTACTAGACACTGTTTGACTCTTGTCTACTCTGTAGGTGCCCACACCACCAGTAGTACCACTTAGTTGTGCTAGAATTTGTGTATTTGATGTAACACCAGTACCTGTGATATACATGCCTATCTGTAAAGTTCCTGTAACCGCAGTCATGGTCAATGTGGTGGCAGCAATACTACCAGTACCACTTGCTGTGGTCACAGTGCCAGTGCCACCAGGATTGGTAACTGGGGGATTGGTTACACTGCCACCAGTACCACCACCTGTATTCCAAGGAGCACTGTTGGGACTTACCAAACCCACTGGCGGTGTTCTAATATCACCTGGATAATAAATTGTGGCACCTTTTGGCACATAAGTTGGCAACACTTGGTCAATTTCACCCACACGAGTGTAAGGGTAAATTGTATCTGGGTTACGCACACAACCAATGCTAAAGGTATAGTTGTTGTTGAGTTGTATGCTGACAATACGCCATGGAATGGCACTGGCAGTGGGTTCAAGTCCAAAGCGCAATATCTTGCTGTCAATGAAAATGTTATCGCCTGGCTCAAGGTCAAAACAACTGCTATCTCCAGTAAAACTACATGAGTCTTGTATTCTACTCTTGTTGAAAATCATTTTGGCATAGTCTTTGGCTATGGCATAGTTGGTAATACAAGGGAATGTTATTTCTGCCTTGTTTTCACGTCCACCATCTCTAGTGATGTAAAGTTGTCTGTCTGCTTCACTTTCTGGATAGACTACCTGTTGAACACTCCACTTTTGATCTGGATCCACATAGCTTACCACAACTTGATTGTATTTGCTACTGCGGTCAATACCTGTGTAGGTAATGTCGCCCATGATGTTGCGTGTGCCTGTGTTCCAAGTGCTGCTGGTTCTGCCATCATTGGTAAAAGCAGCAACTACATAGGCACTGCCGCTGGTAATGTCTGTTAGGTTGCCAGCATCTTCTATTTTTAATTTGTATTTGCCCTGTACATAGGGCAAGTAGCCGCGCATATTGCTCAACAAGATTTTTACGTTGTTGAATATGGTTTGGCCTGTGTCCAAGACATAGTGACAGGTAATAATTGGACCATTGATGCCTGACACATAGGTTACCAGTGTATTGGCCTTGCTGGCTGCTATACGGAAGCTGTCCCAGTCAATTTCGCTATTGCTCAAGCCCTTGCCATAACGTGGATTACGTAGATAGTCTAACAATATCTCAGCAGGATTGTAACTGTAACGTTCTGTATAACCACTGCCGCCATATGTGGCACTTTCGCTGGCGCTATCTTGTAAACTGGCCACACGACGACCTAATAGACTAATTTGTAGTTGTGGGATGCCACCGCCAAAAGGATTGTTATCCGCATCTGCCTGCGTGGTAATCTGCTTCCATTCAAAACGAGCAAAGATAACAGCCATGCCATTATAATGGAAATTAGTTTTCCAACTGGGAGCATCTTTACAAATGCTTAGGTTAGCAATTTGGCTGCTGGCAGGATTGGCATGATAGACTCCTGGGAATCCTTGTAATCTCACACGGCCATTGTATTTGCCTGATGTGATATCCACAATTTGTCCTGCGTTGATTTGTCCTGCTACTTCCACAGGCAATTGATTGTCGTCAATGAATATTTCTCTTACACCTTCAACTGGACCTTCACTGAACACATAGGCCACCCATAGGTATTGGTTGTTGGTTGATCCTGTTTCAGCAAATACCACAGTGCCCGCTATTTTACGATAGCCATAGACTACAGGTATGTTGACATTACTGCCCTGTTGTTGAACCAGTATGCCTTGCTGTCTTGCTGATTCCGCACTGTCTGTGGGAGCATCAGGTGTTCCAAATAGGCCAGCAAAAGGACTTGCCACAAAATTGACCACAGCACTGACCACACTGCCAATGGCCTTGACCACACCTGTGACAACTTTACCAACAGCCTTAACTACACTTTTGACAGCTTTGACAACAAATGACATATTATAAATCCTTTACCATTAATAGTATTTCTTTGAACTCAAAGTGTTCATAGAGACGTCGCATTTTACTTGGATTGACTCCAATGTCACCTGCTGTAATCTTTTGTGCTTTGATGTTTTGCGCCCAAGCGGCGAACTCACTCATTAGTTGACGAAAGTTCTCCATGTTTCTATGGCTTTCTAATAGATAGATGAAAGCAATATTGGCATAGAGTATGTCTTTGTTCCATGGTGCTTGGCTGATAAAGCCACTGACAAAGCCCACAGGACGTTGACCTTCAACAGCATTGAACCAGCAGTGTGTATGATGGATACTGTATTCTCTAATAGTTTCAAGAATGCTGTTCTCATCATATTCACTAGCCATGCTAGGGATTGCTTCCGCAGCTTCATCAAAGTAATATTGAAAAAGTCTTATGGTATTATCCATCTCATGTGCTAACATAGGTCTAACTATCATTTGGCCAATCTACCCCATAGAAATTCTGTTTGCCCCACAAAGCCAGCTTTTTCAAAACAGTTGTCAGCACTAGAGCCTTGGTATAAGCTGTTGCTGCCGTTATTTGTTTTGCGGCCCGCGGTACGTTCAAAGTCAGCAAACAGTGTTGAACAATCCACTGTGATTGATGCCGTTGCTGATGCTTCAACTATACTTACGTTGTAGATTTGTCCATCAAAAATAACTATGGGACTATCAATAATTTGTAATGTATAAGGATCAAAGTCAAGAAATGCCTTGCGTATGACCACACGACGACCTTCAAAGTCTTGGTTAATGAACTTGTCAACATAACCATTGCCTATGGCACTGAGATAGATTGAAAACTTGCCCACCTTGACATCAAAGTCTTCACTCACTGTGCTAAAGCCTATAAAGTCACCTTGTGCTGCGTAAGTGTTGCCACCATGCGAAATATCAAAGCCACCTGTGGTCAATCTTAACGTTTCATTGATAAGATAAATCTCCACAAGGTCAACTGCTATGAACTTGTCGCGGTAAAATTCGTCCTTGGTTGTACTTGGATAACTTTTCATTACCAAACTTCCCTAAAGTCCACACTCATGGTGCTGATGCCGCCGTTGCCCACAGTGTATTCTTGTATTTCATTATCACATATAACATTGAATGGCACTGCTGTGATAGTCAAGTTAGTACCGCTTGGCACACTGTTTACACAGGCACCACTAAATGTCAATGTGGCACTTCCACCAGCACTGCTGACCACATCATTAACTGCCATGTAGACCTTGGTGTGATTGGCAAATTTAAAGAAGTCACCTGCTGCCAATACAGTTTTGGTATTGCCGCAATTGGTCAATGTGACACTGTTGCTGCCTGCTGCCAATGTGGCACTGGTTGCGGGTGTTGTGCTGGGTGGGTTAGGACTTTTGCTGTAACTTAATTCATCTACAATGATGCTAAAGTTATCAAACTGTCCCAGTTGAGCAGCCAAGAATCCTGTAACTGCGCCCATACTGTAGGCAGTGACATTGCTGTACTTGGCAGTGAATGTATAGAAACTAGTGCCCAGTGCCACGCGACGTCGTTTGCCACTAAAGGTGTCAGTGGTCAATACAGGAGTGTTAATTTTAAAGTTGACAGTTTCAAAACCTGGATGGGCTCCGCTTACTGCTTGTGTTGGATAATTTCCTGACATTATGCTCTCATTCCTTGTTCTAGTCTTGCGTCAGATATCATTTGTGTAATCATACCTCTACGCTGTAATAGTAAATCATCAAAGCCCTGTGCGTCATTGGCCACAATGGTAAAGTTCACATTGGTTGTACCGCCACTAAGTTGATTGTTGGGAGTAATTCTACCTGTGGTGTTGGGTGTAAACAATTCAGGACCACGTTCACCCACAATGTATGGTGTACCGCCCATAACAGGGCCACCAAGGGCACGTCCACTATAACTTTGTGCTCTGATTTGTGCTACCTGTGCTAGACCCATACCCACAGCAGCCGCAGCAGCAATAAAATTGAAAGGTGGTGGATAAGTGGCCAGGGCCTTGGTAGCAGCCATGTAGGTGTTCATTACAGCGTTGGCAATGTTAAATGCCTTGGCTGCTTCAAATGCCTTTTTGTTTTGTGCGCCCAATGCTGAATACATCTCAGCAGCTGATTGAATACCAAATTGATATTTTTCTAATTCGCTCTTCTTTTCAAAAGCAATACGTTCAGTCACAATGGCCTTGGTTCTTTCTTCATTGCCAATGCGTTGTAAAACTTCTTGATCTCGTGTGCTTAAGGCCTTTGCCACAGCGCCTTGTTCAGCAGTTAAGACTCTTTGAATACGGTCAAGTTCTAATTGAACTCTTTTCTCAGCAATTTGCTTGTCAAACTCTAATCTTTCTAACTGCTGGGACTTCATTAATTCAGTTTTAGCAACTTCTAAAGCCGCAATCTGGTCACCACTAAGTTTATAACCATTAACTTGCGCAGTAAGTTCAATGTCTAATAGATCTTGAAGTTCTTTTTGTTGGCGTTGCTTAATACCATATAACTTATTGCCTTTGCCTATTTCAGCATCAATAGCTTGTTGAACATTGCGATCCAATGATTTTTGAGCCGCAACGGCTAATTGAGGATTGTCTTTAATTTCTTGTTCGCGGATCTTTTTAATTTGCTCAGAAGTCTTGCCCTCCATTAATAAACGGAAATCAAGTTGTTTTTGTAAAGCCTGTTCAAATGGACTTTGTTGGCCAAGAATATTGCTTGTAATTGCTTGAGCTTGTTCTTTAGCTAGTGCGGTTATATCTTTTTGCTGTTTAAGTTGTGTGTAGCCACCACGAATTAATTGTTCTTGTTGATCAGTTAATGTGAGACCAACCTTGGCTAGTTTTTCTTGTTCTTCTTTAATGGCTTTGCGAATATCCGCTTCTTCTTCACCATATTGATTGATATCTTTCTGATATTCAACACTGGTGTACAGTTTGGTTAGACTTTCACCAAGAGCAATTAAGGCTTTTTCTTCTGCCTCATTGTACTGTTGAGCAGCAACGGCCACAGCTTTCTTTGCTGGTATTTGTGCTTCTACATTTGTCTTAATGCTGGCTGCTTTCTTGTCTAGTTCACCAAAGAGATCATCAACTGCTTCAACAGCCACAACAGCGCCGCCAATGGACACCAGCGCACCCACAATCTTGATAATTGGATTTTTACCTAATACTGCGTTAAGCACACTAGCAGCACCAGTGGCAACCTTGATAGCAGTATACATCTGTAGCATGGCACTGTAAGCAGCCACAACTCCAGCAGTGATAGCACCAGCAGCCCAGAAGGTGGCAAATACTGCCGCAGCCTTGGTGGCAAGTTCTAGCGCATCTCTAATCTTACGCATGATGCCTTCAAAGCCGCCTGCGTCTTTAATAGCTTCTTTGATTTCATTGGCAATGGCTATGATATAAGGAGCAAGTTCAGCAGCTGCCTTATTGACGCCACCTTTAATAATAGCTGCCATTTCATCAAAGCTGTCGCCTGCTTTACCAATCAATTCAACATCAAGGTCGCTAAGTGCTAGACCCAATGCTTCCATTTCTTCTTTGACGCGAGCAGCATTGTCAGCAGCAGCCAATAACTTTGTACCATTCTTACCTAATAGAGCCACAGCCGCAGCACTACGTTCAGTTGGGTTGGGTATTTCCCTAATGGCATCGCCCAACAGCTTCATCTGTTCGTCAGCACCAAGGTTGACTATTTCACTAGCACTGATTCCTAATTTGTTAAGAGCATCAACTGCGGGACCAGCACCTTTAACAAAGGCATCACCAAGATTGGCCTGCATTTTACGTAGGCTAGCATTTAGTTCATCCGCACTGACACCTGCCAGTTGTGCGCTTTGTTGTAGGTATTGGAGATTTTGAGCACTGATGCCTAGTGCTTTGGCAGCGTCATCCAAGTCACCAATTCTACCAATGCTAAGGCCAATGGCAGCTGACATGGCAGCACCAGCGGCAGCGATTACACCAAGACCTTTTGCGGCAAGACTGGCAGCGCCATTGATGTCCTTTAGTGCTCGTTCAAGGTTAGCAATTTGCCTCTCTGCTTGCGAGGTATCTGCTGTAATTACTACTGTGGTCACTTATCTGCTCCTTTTTTGTGCTTGTTTCCGCATCTCGTTGGCTTCCCATGTATAGAAAGCGGCCCAAGTTGCGAACTCCTCAACACTCATATCAAATACCTGCTCTAATGTAAGACCCAGATCCTTGCCTAGTCTACAGGCAAACATCAAATCTGGATCTTTGATTAGTTTTTTTCTACTTGTTCCACATCAAGTTCTTGTCTTGTTGCTGTGTTGATTTCACCAACAATACGAATAACAATCTCTGGATCTACTTCATTCATAAACACTGCCTTTTCAGCAGTTTGAAACATCTTGGTACCATCACTGTTACGTGCTTTGACAATTAAACTTTCCACTAGTGCTTCCACAGTCTTACCTTGGCTGCTTAATTCAACCAACTTGCTTTGCTCACGTAGAGTAATGCTGTTCTTGAAATAGATTTTACAATCCCATTCAGGAACATAGATACTGTTTAAATCACCACTGACCTTGTCACGGAAGTGTGCTGTTGCTTTGTCTAATACTGATACTTTTGTCATTTTAATTTTCCTTTTACTGTTGTTAGAGTTGGTCCTATGATACCCTTAGGCGCCTGACGGCTCGCTCCAGCCTCTAGTTTTCCAATCCAAGGAACCCTGTTCGCCACTTCAAATTGGCGTTTCTTATAATTCAATGTCCACTGATCTCTAGTGAAGCCAGTCTTTACAGGAGTGATAACATTACTTGCGTTGGGACTGCCATGTTTATTTTTAACAGTCTCAAGTGTAAGGTTGCCCACTTCTTGAACAGTCATCTCAAGAGCCTTTGATAAAGCTCTTGATGCTACCGCCAAATTGTCAATCCTGACTTCAGCAAAGGCCATATTATGGATATGCTAAGTTAGTTGCGCTGTATGTTACACCAGCACTACCTTGGAAGCTGATTGAAGCCTCAACCATACCATCCATGCTAGAGTTGATTGTATACCCAGTAACAATAACACTGCCTGTGAAAGATTTATCAGCATCAGTGCCATCATTGTCTAGGTCTAGATACAACTTAACAGTAACACCACTGGCACCAACTAGGCTTGACGCATCAGTTGGGTTGAATGTTGTCATCTCACCACTTGAATTCCACTCGTCTGTATCCCAGTAAATGTCAGCACTACCGCTAAATGTGCTTAGACCTTTAACATAGGTACGAGCATCAGTGCCCATAACTGTGGTCTCAATTGTGTCCGCAGTCATGTCTAAACTCCAACTGCGAACTGCTGCGATGGCATAACTGTTAATACTAACAGCGCCATTATTTCCTACCATTGTTGCCATGATTGTGTCTCCTTAGGCTGTGTAAGTAGCACTGCCAGTACCTTGGAAGCTGATACTAGCTTCTACCATACCGTCCATGCTGCTGTTTACTGTGAAACCAGTAATGATTGCTTCACCACTGAACTTGTTGGCTGTACTGTTTAGATACAACTCAACTGTAACACTGGCTTCACCAACTGTACCGCTGGTAGCAATTAAACTGGCAATTGCGCTGGCACCACCAGTCATGTGTGCGTCATCTAGGTATACATCAGCACTGCCACTCCATGTAGAAAGACCCTTTAGATATTGACGTGTGTCATTACCCATTACAGTTCTTTCAATAGTGTCCGCAGTCATGTCAACTGAGAAGTTTCTCACACCCAACACTGTTACCAATGAACCACCTACTGATCCATCAATCTTGATAACTCCATTATTTCCTGTTAAAATAGCCATTATTCGTCTCCTTTAAGTTTATTTGATTTCTTTGGCTGAACCAAGTCTTTTACGGTGGACTTGTTTTTCACCGCGGGCTTAAGACGAATAACCTCTTCTAAAGCCTTGATCTTGGGCTGCTCTACTGGCACAACTTGAGCAGCCTCTTGTGGAACGATTCGCTCCCGTTCTTCTTTTTGTTTGTAGGGTTGGAACATAGCCCATATATTTTTGAATAAAAGCATTATGTTGCCCCCCTTAGGTAATTGTACTTGACTTCAAAAGTCACTATGACTTCAGCAAGTGGAGGTTGACGTTCAACAACTTCTATTAGAACAACTTGACTGTCTATGACACCTTCTGTTCTTAGTTCTCTATACCTGTCGCCTTCTAATTGTTCTTCTATGCCCTCTATGAGTTCATTGCGACGACGGTCTAGTTCTGTGCCACGTACATAACCACGTAGTGTATATCTAATGGTGCCCATTCTGCGTCCAACACCACCAATGCCCATGGTAATAGTTTCACGTTCTTCTGTTTGAACTTGAACATGAAC